CGATAATTAACTCCCCGACAGCCTTCGACAACCTCCGCCAAATCTTCCCCAAAAACCCCAGCACAAAGCACCTCTCCGACAATCACCCGCGACAACCTACGACAACAAAAGACAGCCTAAGCCAACATTTTCATGTCCACCAGCGTGTCCATAATCTATGATTCCCTTAGTTTGCTGTGTCCACCGTGGACACAGGCGAGGGGATATCATGGCAATTTCAGATAGTTACCTTAAATCTTGTTTGAACAAAGACCGTGAAAAGGTCGAAGAGAAATCAGATCGCGATGGTCTATGGGTGAGGATCTCCAAAAAAGGAGCCGTCACGTTTTTCTACCGTTTCCGGTTCCTGGGCAAGCAGGACAAAATGACCCTCGGCAGCTATCCGGCGCTGACCCTAAAAGCAGCACGCGAAGATGCTGAAAAATGGGCGTCTGTTTTGGCCGGAGGCGATAACCCAAAGATTAAACGTGACCTTGAACGTGGAAAGATTTCCACCCGCTACACCTTCGAAACGCTCTTCCGGGAATGGCACAGCATCGTTTGTATTCAGAAGGCATCTGAAAGGCAGATAATCCGATCCTTCGAGCTGCACGTTTTCCCCAAGCTCGGAAAATATCCGGCAGAAGACCTGACGCTTCACAACTGGCTGACTGTGCTCGACCGCATGGCGAAAGGTTACAGTGAAGTCACCCGCCGCGTGATCAGCAACGGAAAGCAATGCTATTCGTGGGCGGTTAAGCGCCAGCTGTTGACGGTTAACCCACTGGCTGAAATGACGGGCCGAGATTTTGGTTTGCAAAAAGGGATGGGGGAGAGAACGCTCGAGCGGAATGAAATAGCGATGGTCTGGCGTGGGATCGATGACTCACGGATCAGTCAGCGCAACAAAGTCATGCTGAAGGTCTGCCTGTTTTTCGGTTGTCGTGTGTCAGAACTGAGGTTGGCGAGAAAAGAGGAGTTTGATTTTGTCGAGGGAGTTTGGACTGTGCCGCCGGAAAACCACAAAACCGGTGCGAAGACGCGGAAACCGTTAATCCGACCGATCATTGCCGAGATTGTTCCCCTGCTGAAGGAGGCTATGGCCACAGCACCAGGGGAGTATGTGTTTTCGAGCAAGAATGTGCCCATGTCTTCGGGAACGCATCTGAGCATTACCACGAATTTAAGGCTGTTTATGTTGAAGGCGTATGACGTGAACGTCCCGCACTTCACCATGCACGATTTGCGCCGCACAGCGCGCACAAACTTCTCCGACCTGACTCAGCCGCACATCGCTGAGATCATGTTGGGCCACAAATTGCCGGGAGTCTGGGCTGTGTATGATAAACACAAATATCTGGATGAAATGCGGGAAGCCTATGGGAAGTGGTGGGCGAGATTGATGAGCATTACTGAACCTGACGTGATTGAATTTAAACCTCGCTCGGTGGGATAAGACGACTGCGTTCATCACGCGCACCGTGAATAACAGCCAACGGTTTTGGCTGTGATAGTTTTTTCTCTTCGGATTGCCACGCTTTAACTTTGTGGCACTCCCATTTGTTCTGCGATCCGGCGCAGTAAACATCGGGCTCCGGGAAGGGGTTAACGGCGCGCTTGCGTCGTCGCTCGAGCGTCCGTGAGGACATTGCCAGAAATTCGCACACCTGTGCGGTACTCATCCACTTTGTATCGTCATGCATCAGAATTATCTCTCTTCAAATTGGCCGTTGAGCACTCCAATCGTCCACAGGAAATCGACCAGTCGGTAGATCGGTTTGATGGGCTGATAGTGGCGTTTGATGATCGGGCCGGAAAGTTTATCGAATGGTGTTTTGGGATTGGCCGCGACGGCTCGGTGAAGTTCTTCGTTGCATCTCCGCGCAGCGGAGCGCAGGGCGTTTCGCTCGGCGTCGTTCACATTTCAATTCCTTAAGCTGCGACCTCTTTGCTGGCGCACATTTCCGGCAGGTTGGCGCGCACCAGCGCTTCAGCAAACGGAGGTGGTACCGCGTTGCCACAGCGAGCTACCTGTTTGTCTTTGGCGTATTTCTTGCCGCGATAGTCCTGATCGATGATGTACCAGCTCGGGAAACCCTGCGCCGCGTAAAGCTCATGCGGTTGCAGCATGCGCATGCCGATATCCACGATCTGATAATCCACACCCTCGACAGTGACCAGGCCAAACCGGTCATTCGTGGTGACTGTGTGCAGGGATTCGTCCAGACTGACGCCTTCTTTTTCGTTGCCGTAATACTTGAGCAGGAAAGCGCGAACCTCACCGATATGCAGTCCACCGGCCGTGATGGTTGGGGCTGGTTGAGTGACGGGCTGGCCGTCTTTGCAGGTGCCACGCAGTTTAATCAGATTGGAAGTGACCAGCGCATGATGATCGGTTGTAGTTACTGTGTGCGCCGGTGCATCCATTGCCGCGCCAGCACCGGTGTAGTTGCCACCGAAGTGTTTCGCGAGGAAGGCGGTACATAACTGACTTTTACCGCCACCGCCCGCCGTAATTGTGCCGTTTGGCTCATCAGCTGCGTGACCGACACTGTTGCCGAACTGGCGAGCAATCACCGGAGTAACCAACAAGTGTTCTGCTTTGCTGGTTACAGTTGTCAGTGGCTTTCCAGCTTCATAGGCCATTCGATCGCCGCCGAAACCGGTTTGTCCGATACGAGCAATGATCGGCGCTACCAACGCATGTTTGCCGCCGCCAGCAACTACAGTGCCGAGAGGTTTTTCAATATCCAAAGCACGCGGTGATTGCCCAGCGCGTTCGCCGTAACCGGTTTGAACCAGAGTTGGTGTAATAAGGGCAGAGTGTGATTCTTTCATCACTGTGTGAAGCGGTACATCAGCAGCCCGCGGTTTACCCTGATATTCAGATCCACCGGCGCCAGCAATGAATGGTGACAGCGTTGCTTCTACCATGCCCAGAGCATGACCATTACCGCCCGGGCGTTCCGAGCTGCCAGCGGTAATCGTGGGCAGTGGATCACCCACTTCCTGACCAGTCGCACCGGTACGGAACTTGGTAATGTGCGGCGTCACGACCGCAAAGCCTGGTGTCTTGGTGATCACCTGAAGCGGTTCATCCAATGGCTGCCCACGGAAGCAGTCGTAACTGGTTTTGGTGCTGGTGTGATTGCACTTCACGATAAACGGCGTCGGGTTGTCGATCACGAACCGCTGAATGCCGCGGGCAATACGTTTCAGCGTGTTCTCGGCCAGCGGCTTTTTGCGCTCGAAAATGCTGGGACATGGGATTGACCAGTCGATGCACTCTGCGGCGGTACGCCACGGCGCCAGCTTACCGCTCTGCACATCTAAGGATTTCGGATCCCCATGGCTTGCTGCTGGCCACTCGACCGGCTTCCCGTCGCAGCGCATCACCATGAAGAACCGGCGGCGGATTGTCGGGGCGCCAAAGTCACAGGCGCGCAACTCGCGGTGATCGACAACGTAACCCAGACCGGCGACCAGACGGCGGACATCGTCACTGTTCACATCGATGTTCAGCACTTCGCAGCACTCAGCAATGGCCGGATGATCAGCGGGAATGCCGGTGGTCAGCATGCCAATGAAAGCAGCGAAGGTTTCACCTGCGCGTGCCGGATCCGGATGCTCTGTGCCGTCCTCGGCGGTAAGCAGCGAGCCCCACGTTTTAAACTCTTCTACGTTTTCAAGCATCATTACTCGTGGACGCTTCGCTAAAGCCCAGCGAATAACAATCCAAGCCAGACCACGGATTTCTTTCTTAACCGGTTTGCTGCCCTTCGCTTTGCTGAAGTGACGGCAGTCCGGGCTGAACCATGCCAGGCCGACAGGACGTCCAGCGGTCGCTGCGATAGGGTCAACATCAAATACCGACTCGCAGTAATGCAGCGTTTCAGGATGGTTGGTGCTGTGCATCGCAATGGCGTTCTCGTCATGATTGATCGCGATATCCACGCTGCGGCCAGTTGCCATTTCAATACCGGTGCTCGCACCGCCGCCGCCCGCAAAATTGTCTACGATAATTTCTTTCATGCTGTTGCTCCCATTGCGCGGGCCAGTGTGCCAGCGGTATTAATGATTTCAGCCGTTGGCAGGCCGTCCATTTTCAGGCGATTGATGTGGTGACGCAGTTTGTTCTGCAGGTGCGCTGCTAGATTTGAAGACTCAGCGACCTGTCCAAAGAGGTAATGCACTTCGGCTGGCCACACGCAGTTGTTGGTTTCCGGTACCGGAATAATTTCTGGAATATTTTGCGGTTGAATGTGTGGTAACGCGCCAGCCGGAACAGCCAGATAATGACCTGCCAGAACCTTCACGCGAGAATTGCGCACCGGTGGAATCGTTGTAAAGGTTGCCGGTACCAGATCGATATCGTTGAACGGGTTTTCGTTGCCCCAGTGATGCCAGCCAGCTGCGTCACCGCGGCTGAAAAGCTCAATGCGGGAAACCTGACCATAAAGCTCTTCCAGACGAAAGCGCACCTCGGCAGGTTTTTCGCTGTGTTCACCGCGACAGCTGTGAACGACCTGCTTAACGCTGGCGCTGATTCGCTCGATCCCGGCGCCGCGGGTGGCGATCAGAACGTCTTCGCTGTTGCCTCGCGTGTAGTTACCGCCGTTCATCACCGTTTCCGCACTTAGCGCGTCCAGAAAATCTTCAAAGACGAGCATGGTTTGATCTGCCAGCGCCCGCTCTATGCGTCCGCGCGCCTGTTCATAAAGCTTGACCCATGTGAAGCCCTTCATTGTCTTGACCTTAAAGCCCCACGCCTGAGCCAGCTCGACAGCCTCGGCGGCAAAGTTGCCGGTGTACCACATCGCAAGGACCGCGTTTTCGGCGGAGATTGACCAGACCGGCAGACGCTTAATTTCTTCTAGCGTCATGGTGCTGTAATGGTCACCGGCTGCGCCGTTGCTGATTTTGTTGCTGTACTGCCACGGCGGATCTGCATAGATGAGCTGATACATCAGGCCGGTACCCCGCATATTTTTGAAAGTGAACGATGGTGATTCATGACCGTTGCCACGTAGGACGCTTTGCGGTTCATCACCTCGATGGCGTAGTTCCGGCCAGCGACGCGCACCTGGTACGTTTCGCTGTTCTTCCGCCGGGCGTAATCGCCGTATTTTTGCTGGTGGCAGCTCAGCGCGGTTTAGGCTGCCTGCTTTTCTTGCGGCGTTGGATTACCGCGAATGATGTGACGCATGGCTTTCTCCAGGCGTAAAAAAGGCCGCCTGTTGGCAGCCTGAATTGATGGAAAATCATTCGGTATTATTTAGTTATTACAGTGATTGTGATTTTTACTCCTCCGATTGAATATCCTTTTGCTGTAATATCAGAAGCTACGCGCGCTACATCAACAGCTATTAACCCAGGTTGAAGTTCCACGCTTTTACGATGAAGTTCAACCTCTTCGAAATCAGCATCTTCCAACTCAAAATTACTCGTGCTTAAATCGGTTCCCTCTGGAACGTAGAGAAGCTTATTCTGTGCCTTGATGCTGCGATAAATATCAACTTTCATTTAAAATCCTTATTTTTGAATGCATAATATTCTGTTGCAAACCAAATATATGCTTATTAAAAGCACAAAAATACAGAGAATTTTTTAATTTTTATCTGATTCATATTTTGCCAATTGCTCGACGAGTTCGACAACGTCAACGCCCAGGGCTTTCCCCATTTCCAGAAACAGGGACGTTGCCGGGTTTATGTCGAGGGTGACAGACGGGATTATCTGGCCGTAGCCGAGAGACAGTTTGCAGGTCAGGCCGTAATGTGGGTCCAGCTCGCAGCCGATCAGCAACCGGTCGGCTGCGTGTCCGTGTGGTATGCCATTTTCGCCGTCGTATTGGCCCACGTTGTCCCGGACACGCAAACGCCTGCGCAGATCGGCAATATCTAAATCTGGCATCATTCCCCCGCCTGAATTCTGCTGGCAAGCGCGCGGGCCTCGACTGCCAGAACCTCGGCGTGTGTGAGCAAATCGCTTTTTGCTGCTGGCGCTGGTTTTGACATCATCGCTTCCAGACATGATTCGCAATAATCGATAGAACTGCATTTGCAATCTTCAGGCTTTTCGAACCGTGGCCGCATTACTACGCCAGCAGGAGGATCGCAAAGTTGGATAGTTGCTGGCGCTGGTTCAACCGCGTAAAGCTTGGTTCCTGGTAGAACGTCAAACCGGAGAAACCGGAAATCGACCTCGCGGGTGATCCCCATGTCGCGGTTCGTTCCTGCCCACGCGACAATTTCGCCCACCGGCACCTGATCGCCTTTCAGCGCTGCGAGTTCATCTCTGAGTAAAGCATTGTCTGTTTCGGCCTCTGTCCAGTTTTTGTTAATTCGACGCCTATCATCAAACAGTCTATTGCTCTCCAGCGCTAGGCGACTCACAGTTGACTGTAATTCATCAGCCCGCTGGCGTTCTGCTTCGAATGCGTTCAGCACCAATAAAATATTTTGAGCCTTGAAGGTGGTATCTGATTGGTCATACAAGTGAATGATTTCTTCACCATTTGAGTTTTCACCCTGGCATTCGACAATTCTGTCAGCCAGATCGCGCATATCTCGCATCAGTGTCGCGATATCAGTTGTCTCAGTCATTACCATTCACCCCAATTAAAGGTTGCAGCTACAGGGCCGAGTTCTTCAGACGCTACATAAGAGTGGCCTTCCGGCGGTTTCACTGTTTCTGGCAGCCACCCTTCGGAAATGTATCCGCCTTCTTGTAATCCATCCAAGCACATTTTTGCGGTTTCCATCGTCAGAGCCATGCGCTCGAGCTGATAGCGCTTGCGGTACACAAAGGCGCGCAAAGCCTCTTCTTTGGTTAAGTGATAGCTTGAGCGATCCGCGCCTTTCAAACAGCGCTTTACTCCGTTCTTACGGCCAGATTCCAACCGCTTCAACTGCTCCGTATTCATATGCGGATAGTCATAGCAATGCCAAAAAGTCTTGGCTGTTTCACGAATAATGACGCGCTCACGCAGCATAACGATTGGCCGTCCATCGATAGCGTTTCCGTCAAAGTAGCGGTAACAGTATTTTTTCTCAGTCATGGCTGCTATCCCTCTGTTCGATTACTTCCAATCCCAGCTTTAACGCCAGCGAATGTTCTGCTCTGGCGCCCGCACTGAACTGCCAGCCGGTCAGCAGATAAATAGCCTCGGCGCGCTGCAGCATCGTCAGGCCAATAGCCATGTAATCCGGTTCGGACAGGCCGTCAGGCAGGATCGCCGGATTCAGCGGGACGTGCTTTTCGAATGACAGGTTTATCGCCGCCTGGTTGAAAGCGGGGCGGTTGAAATGCGGCAGGCCGGTCATCGGCCCGGCTATATAAATTTTCATTGATGATTACCTGTGAATACAGGCCAGAACGGTCTGTTCGTTAATTGAGCTGAAATGAATGATCGATCATCGGATTGATGAATTAGTGCGGTAATTTGATTTGGTAGTCAGCGCAGAAGTCCAGTACGTACAGGCATTCAGCCGGGCTTTCCTGCTCGTTGATTACGTCGCAGCCGCCAGCGTGCAGGCAGTTGCAATGCTGGCAGTTCAGGCGATTTTCAAAGCACTCCTTCGCCATGTGGTATCCGTTGCACTTCCCGCCGCTGAACCTGTGTGGAAAATTATAAGAGGGGCAGCGGCACGTAACCTGCCGACCGTCCCAATACGCCCTCCCGCGGGCCATTACTCGGTAACCTTTTCGATCGGCTTGATGGTGTCCAGCAGCAATCTGGCGCGACCGTGGCCACCGCCGCGCTGGCCGGAATCACGGTAGTAATATTCTTTTGGGCTGGCGACCCACGTGGTGGCGGTCATGTGCAATTTGACGCGCTTTTCGCCGTCGGCGCGCACGACTGTACCGGTGTGAGTTTTGGTTTTAGGCATGGTGGTTGCCTCAGATAGGAAAGGGGATTACCAGCCCTTTACGGGCTGGCGCTGGTAAATCCTAAAACGGGATGTCGTCATCGAAGTCCTGAACCGGCTGCTGGTTGGTGTTACGGTTCTGCAGGCGCGATTGAGCTGGCGGGTTCGACTGGCTTGCATAAGGATTGGCTGGGGGGTGTGCGCCGTTGGCGCGCTGCGCGTTATTACCGGCATTCGGATCCCGGTCATCACGGTCTTTCAGCGCCGCGACCATTTTGTCTACGGCTTCCGCCGGTGCATTTTCAGCATGCTCAGCGTAAGTCTTCCGCGTACCGCATTTAAACGCCTGGCGGATTTCCATGCGATACCCGTCTTTGCCGTCACCTTTCGTGTAAAGAGTCTTTTGCAGGACAAGGCCAACGGATTTTCCGACCAGCGCCTGGTTGTGCCACTCGGCGCCATCCGGCCCCTGCACCTGAACCGGTGCTGCCTCTTTAATGCCAGCTGCCCACATCAGGGCGGAAATCAGTCCCATGCCGAATGTCGGTTCACCATCTTTGCCCAGATAGTTAATGCGCAGGTAGTTGGCTTTTGCCCCGTTGGAATCGAGGCTGATTTCCAGTGCCTGTGACTGGCTGCCGTCTTTACCGAACGTGTAAACGGCTGAGGCAATCACGCCCTCGTAGGCGCCGTTTTCAGAGATACCCATGGTTCCGGCTTTTTTAGCCGCTTCCGGATCGAATTTAAAGCTCATTGGTTGCATCAGATTGTTGCTCCTAAGGAATCAGACATGAAGTCGCAGATCGCGACGTCCACAGCTTTGAGGTCATTGTCCATTTCGGACTGGTCAGGGAAAAGGTCTGGCGGCGCTTTGGCCGTGTCGTTGTCGTCGCCTTTAATCAGGAAGACGTGCTTTCCGTCTTTCTTGATGGCGCGCAAAACGATGGAGAAATACCCTTCAGGCGTCAGCTTCTCGTTCAGCATCTTCCCGGCGGTTTTCATCCGTATCTTGCCTTCGCTTTCTTCTGTGTGAGCCAGAAAGTAAACGCGGACGTCGTCCGGTAGCTGCGTGGCGGCGGTGATAATCCGCCAGACGTGATCGGCCATTTCAGTGAATTTGGTGTAACCGGTCTGATAGGCCCGCATCATGTTTTCGTGCTGCATGACGACCTGAAAGTCATCGATGATCAGCACCTTTCGGGTTTTAGAAAGAACCATGCGCTGGATCTTGTCCTGCACTTCGTTCCAGTCATCGGTTCGGAACACGTTGCCACGCTGCGGTTCGCCGTTTCCATCCGGCTGGCCGTGAATGCGCCAACCTTTCGAGCGGAACGGGAGTAGTTTGGGGATGCATTGGATCAGAAGGCATTCTTCTGGCTCAAAGTTGCGCAGGCTGTACGACTTGCCCGCGCCGGAGTCCCCGAGTATCAAAACTGGAGTACCCATCAGAACATCGCTCCTAAGTAATGTCGCATGGTGAACTGCTGATCCTCGCTAAGTTCCTTTAAGTTCGCTAAGCACCAGCGAAGATAGGGGGCGTCTGTTGCGGCGATATCTTCGAATGTCTCATTACGATATTTTCCAAATTTCATGATGTGGAGCAGCGAAGGGTTGTTGGTGATATCCCGCATTTCGGACACTTTCCAATGCGCTAGGCTGTTCATATAAAGCAGGGTGGTCGCCGTCACGTAGCAGTCATATAGAGCTCGGTGGGCATACAAACCTTCAGGAACATCGGGATTTAAACCAAACCGGTAACGCAGGTACTGATTTTTGTGGGTCGGCTCTTCCGGCCATAGCTTACGGGCCAGTTTTAAAGTGCAGATCCACGGAGCAGAGATCTGCGGCAGCTTTTCACGGTCGAATGCGGCGTTGTGCGCAACGTAGAGATCAGCGCCGAGGTACTTATCAATCACATCATCAATAGGCGGCGCGTCTGCGACCATTTCCTCTGTGATGTGATGCAAAGCCATAGCCTCAAAACTGATAGGCTCAGGCGGCTTTACAAAGTCGCTCATGGGGTTGCAGATTTCGCCGTTTACGATATCGACGCTGGCAATCTCCACTACACCCCCTTCGATTGAAGTAGTTTCCGTATCAATAACGCGGAAAGTGATCATGCTGTTTTCCTGTGTCGGTGCGTTGGTCTGCCACGGCTTCTATCTGGGCGAGGCGAGCAGCCAGGCGGTCGAGGTCACCCGGTGAAACGTGGTTGTCGAGGCAGAAGTTGAGAATGAGCGTGTCAGTCTTGAGCTGGCGATCGGTGGTTAAGGTGGGTGTCAGTTGCATAATGAATCAGCCACTAGCAGAACAACCGTCATCACCAACAGAAGAACTGCTGGCAGCCAAAAGCCGCGCCAAGTCAACGGAGCCCCGTCGCGAACGTCATCGCCAGTCAACTTGTGGCGATACTGAATTTTCTGAGCAGGTTTCATTTCCATGATGTTCTCCGTGCGTGAGTAGTGAGCCAGACCGGCCAACTGTGTTTCTGCGTGCAGCAGGTGCTGAACGAGACAACCGGCAAACCGAACTGCATTGATGAACTGGTGCGCTGGCGCCGCGTTGTGGAAAGTGAATTTCGTTGCATTCGGGTCTCCGATTTAATCCATGACAAAGCGCCCGCGCTGGCAGGCTTCTTTGCGATGGAGTGAAAAAAAATGCCCCAGGGGTATGGGGCAAAGAGACACAGCATAAGATGATTAACGGAGAGAGCTGCGTCGCTGGAGTCGAACCAGATTCGGGGTAGGGAACCCCGTGCATTGCCTTTTATGCTACGACACAACGAAAAGAGCGCTGCATTTGACCACCTTACGCCGCGTGACCCGTAACGTTGCCTTTGCGACCTAATTACCTTGCCGCCAGGGGAAGTTACACAGGTGCTGGCCATATATCCGGTGCAATGCTCTTATCTGTTATGTGCTGGGATGATGCCCAGCTATCCACCGCCTTTACTTTTAAGCCCAATGAATTGCTGCGGTACTCCGGGCTGTAACTCTGTAGCTTATTGCGGTAAGGATGGGGTGAAGGGATATTTCGCTGCATTACCGAAGCGGTTCTTGATCATGACGTTTTTGTAAATGATGACCTCTGCATGAAGTGACGCCTTGTCGACTTCATCTTTTAAAGCCCCGTCTCCGATCGTAAGATTGGGATTCTGGAAATCGTCGTCTTCAAGAAATAGGACGGTTAAATTTTTCACTTCGTACATGGAAACCTCGATGGAAATTAAAGGTGACTTTTTAGTGCTGCTGCACAGTAAATCTCAAAATGGTTATCTCGTAGACACCATGTCGGGAATGGTTATGAAAAATATGGATGCTTATATCAATGGTTTGCGTAGCGATTACTGCGTGATTGCAATGGCTGACACCCGAGAAGGGCTGGAAGAGAAAAAGAAAGAGCTGCTCAGGCTGCGAGCCCTCAAGAATGAAGGGACGCTTTAAGATTGCCTTGGGGTGATAAGCACTCGTTGTATTCCGCTTCGCTCATCGCCTCTTCACCTTCTTTCAAACTGTCGAAATATTCTTCATAAGCATCCATCTCTTAACTCCCAGTAAGTGGTCTTGGGCGATGGCGTGCCGCGCGGCTGATCCCCGCGGTTGCGCTTTCTCACGCTGCATTTCACACCATCCCGAAATCCACTGTTGGTTGACTGCCGCCTCATGCTGACGGCGGCAGTATTTAATCATTCCTCCCTAAAAGAGCTACTTAGCGGTCGATCCCTTTCGGGGCCGGAAGTGATTACATCGCTCACCTCATCGCGTGCTGCTTAGTTGGCGTCCTGCCGTGTCGATGGGTGTAATTTATCTCAATGATAAAGATTTCTCAATAGCAAATTGATAAATATATTTATCAATACATTGTGCTTTTTGGTAAATGATTGGTTTTAAGAGGTAAATAAATTATCTTCGAGGGAATTTAGATGTAAAAAACCAGCTCGAGGCTGGCTTTTTAAAATTGGGGGGTGTGATCAACCTAATCTGGCGTAATCCATGTGCCATTTTCCGACAATGAAACCTTCAATATGTAACTGTGCCTCTTCCTCAGCACCAATTTCCCAGCGTTCATATGTCTTGTTATCACTTAGAACTAAGATTTTATCTTTCAACATCTGCAGACGTTTGATGTGGGAACCTTCACCATAAGTAAAAGCATAAATGCCATCACTTCGGAAATTACGCACAGTGACGTCAATCACGACCATTTCCCCTGGGTCGATAGTTCCTAACATGCTATCGCCTGTGGCAGTCGTCAGTTTCAAATGATCTGCTGGACGTCCGCCAAACATTCTTTTGGCGTACTCCGGGTCTATCTCTATTGAATGAATTATATCCGGGTATTCGCTATTCACGCGCCCACCTCCACAACTATGCTCAGTATCTAACAATTCTATCCTGTATGTATATACAGTGTTTGTTTTAGTTAAATTTTGCAAGTTGAATCTTTCAGATGAAGCATGAATATTTTCGACCAACGCGCTATCTAGCGAATTTTGCTGGTGCGGGGTATCTAACCATCCCCTTGCTAATCCGAGATTGCTTTCTATTCTGCGAGCAATCGTATCCCCGATATTTCGAGATGCATTATCACTTGTGAGCTGGCTTAACTGAGAAGCAGGCAGACCAATAGTCTCAGCAAAGTGAGCTTTCGTATTACCACTACGGACATGTGAGTCCATAAGGCTGCGCAAGTTAGTGCGTCTGAAGTCTTTAGTTTCCATCCTGCAAGTTTCCCACCAATTAGCAAGTTGATAAATATGCAAGAAGATAAATTCAGCTTGCAGTAAATTTATCACAAAGATAAACTCGCTTTATCTTTATTAACGAAGGTGAATAATATGAGCAACGATTTACTGCGATGGAGGCAGGCAGCCTCCAAAACAGATTGGGTCACCCTCGCTCAACTGGCCAAAACTACTACTGGCTATCTTGACCAAATAGCCTATGGCTTCCGCAGGGCATCCCCGAATATGGCTGGGAAGATCGAGCTGGGAACCAATCAATTCAAGGATCTTCCAAAAGTTACCAAGGAAGATTTAGTTTTTTGCGAATTGAAAATTAAGGCTGCTTAGGTCTGCGATTTATCAATTAATCCTACGTGTAACTTTTTGATAATTAAACCACGATCCGGAGATCTAGACAGTGGACAAGAAAGCCCCCGACTGGCTCGTCGAAAAACAGCCCGATTGGTATGTCGATGTTTGCCGGGATCTGATCACAGATTTGCCTGGCGGATATTTCGAAGCGGCTAAGTGGCTGAAAACGACAGAAGACGGCGTTTATAACCGTCTGAAGGAACTGAAAGGGCAGGTGATGCCGCTCGGTTACGCCATGGTATTGCAGAAAGCCGCTGGTAATCCCCGGCTGGCGCATGAAATCGCGTTCCGCAGCGGCGGTACCTTCGTGCCAAATCCTAACCTGGACGAACTGGATGATATCGAGCTCGGGCGAATGTTCCGTGAGATGGCCGTGCGCATGGGCAAGCTGGCAGAAACGTATGACGACATCACGGCAGATGGCGTGATCGACGATGAAGAGAAAAAGCGTTTTCTGTCTGAGGGCAACGTGTTGATAAGCAGCATTACAGCTTTTCAGGAGCATTCGCTGGCGCTGTTTCATAAGCCAGGCGGTGATGTGTGAACGCTGCAAAAAGAAAAGCCGCACTGCGGGAACAGTACGGCCATCACTTCTTTAAAAACCACTGAGGTTTTATCCATTATGCACAAGAATAAGCGCCCAGCGCAACCCCGTGAAATTACCCGCTATGACTACGTTCGGCCTGCTGATCCTATCGGCGCCGCTCCCAAGGCTTTCCAGCAACGTTTTGCTTCGGAATGGCGCAAGGTTCAGGAGCAGCATGAGGCCAAGAAAGATGAATAGCACTGCTGAAATAATCCAATTTCGCGCGCCAGAAGTGCGCGAGGAGCGTCGCGTGGCTGATACCGATGATGGGTATTCCAGACTGGCAAACATGCTCTTAGAAGAATACGCAGGCGCTGACCTGACCAAGCGCCAGTTCAAAGTGCTGCTGGCCGTTTTAAGGCTGACGTATGGCTGGAATAAAAAAATGGACCGGATCAGTGATTCACAGATTTCGGCGATAGCACGCCTGCCTGTTAAGCGTTGCAACGAAGCAAAACTTCAACTGGTTGAAATGAATATTCTTCTTCAGCAAGGGCGCCAGTTTGGCCCCAATAAAAATGTCTCTGAATGGCGCATCCCTCAAAACGAGGGATTATCCCTCAAATTAGGGGATAAAAAATCCCTCAATTTAGGGGAGTGCTATCCCTCAAAACAGGGGGACACCAAAGACATTATTCCAAAGACAGTAAAAACAGATCCCCCTAAAGCCCCCAAGGGGGAAACCGGGAAGGAGTTTTCAGAACAAGTTCTGGCAGAAGCAAAACAGGCTCTGGAGTATTACAACGAGCTCACCGACGGCAGTTGTCGTTCTGCTGAACCTTTCGCAGTGCTGCTGACAGAAACCAAGTCCCGCAGCGCCTACACCCTGCAAGACCTGCAGTTGGTTGTTCGTTGGGTTGTGCAGACGTGGAAGATCCGAAACGGCAGCGTGCCCAAACCGACCAACATCTGCCGCGTTAACCGGTTTGATGGCTATCTGTCCGACGCTGAAGTTTGGCAGAAAACCTGCGTAGACATCGACTGTCAGGCGGTGATCGACGCCTACAACGACGTGACCGCAGGTCGCATGGCGCCAGCCGATTTATATCGGGATCGCTCGATCGCCATCCGTGAGCTGGCGAGCCATCTCGCTAAACAGACACCGGAAGGTTTCCGCGCGTACTTCGCGGCGTTTCTTGCCGATGCCCGTGAATATTATTTTGGTGGTGCTGACGGCCTCGGCTGGCGCGCAGATTTCGATTACCTGATGCAGCCGAAGACGCTGCGCAAAGTACGGGAGGGAACCCTGTGATCAATACCGATATCGAAGCCAGCGTGATCGGTGGTCTGCTGCTGAGCGGCTACACCCCAGACGCGAGCGATGTACTGGCGACACTAAGCCCGGAAGCGTTTTCTGTGCCGTTCTACCGCGAAACGTTCAAAGAGATTAAGCGCCAGGCGAACAACCGCGGCTTGATAGATGGCCTGATGGTGGCTGAGGCGATGGGGAATGACCATTTCGCCAACGTCATGGAAACCATGCGCCAATGTCCGTCCGCCGCGAACCTGAAGGGGTATGCGCAAATCGTCGGTGAGTTTTCCATGATCCGCGGTGTATCGCACTTGATGGAAAATTATTATGACCGGATCACGGGGGCTAATAACCACGAACGGGCAATCGAAACAATTCAGGAATTCGTCAATCAGGTGATGAATATTCACAGGCCGTCAGATGAAGTCCAGCCGGTTCACATCGATGAGCTTATGGGCTCCTACGCCGACCTGCTCGAGCATCGCCTCAAAAATGGTGAAGAGTCAGACACGCTAAAAACCGGCATAGCTGAGCTGGACGAAATTACCGGCGGCCTGAACAACGAAGACCTGATCATCGTCGCGGCGCGCCCGGGAATGGGTAAAACTGAATTTGCCCTGACCGTGGCCGAAGGCGTAGCGGAAAGCACCATCCGGATCGGTGATGAGACCATGCCCCGCGGCGTGCTGATTTTCAGCATGGAAATGAGTGCCCAGCAGGTCATAGAACGCCAGCTGGCTGGCGCTGCAAGCATGCCGGTTTCTGCCCTGCGCAAACCATCCCGCATGGACGATGAAGACTGGGCGCGCATTTCGATGGGCATCAAGCGCCTGTCTGGCTTGCAGGTCTGGGTTGTCGATTCTTCAAAGCTGACCATTGAGCAGATCAGGGCGATTGCTGAGCGCCACAAGCGCAAACACCCGAATCTTTCTCTGATCCTGTGCGATTACCTTGGCTTGATCGAGAAGCCCCGCGCCGAACGAAATGATCTGGCGATTGCCCATATTTCCGGCGGGATGAAGCGCATGGCGAAAGACCTGAAAACGCCGGTGATGTCGCTCAGCCAGCTTTCCCGCGACGTTGAGAAACGACCTAAAGGCCAGAAACGCCCGGTTAACTCAGATCTGCGCGATGGCGGGAGCATCGAGCAGGACGCAGACGGGATTTATATGCTGTACCGCGAAGCCGTTTACGACCCTGAGAGCCCGGCGGCGCCATTCGCTGAAATCATCGTGACCAAAAACCGGTTTGGTGAGTTGGGGACCGTTTACCAGCATTTCAAAAATGGACACTTCATGCCGACCGACCAGGATCACGCCGCAGAGATGTGTAAGCAGCGCCAGCATGCACCAGCAGCGTCACCCCGTCGTTATGGAAAGGAGGATTTTTGATGATTGAATTTATTTGGTGGGCAGTTGGGATCGCATTGGCTGCGCCTGCATACCTGTTCTTCATGTCTTTTATCATGTGGGCTAACGCATTCAAGATTGTAGGTTGGGGATTTATCCTGCGGATTACTTTAGTGCTGGAAATAATTTTAGTGGTCGCAACGGCATATAAACACATCTACGGGGGCATTTGATGGATGACTTCTGCCTGCACGAAACCACAAAAGCGCAGCTCTGGCCTGTACTGAAAGAGCTGGTCGCCTCCGGCAAGCGTTACCGCGTCAGCATCAAAGAGTGGAAGGAAAAGCGCTCACTCAGCCAGAACTCGCTGCTTTGGAAATGGAACGGCGAAATCGCCGGGCAGCTCGGCAAAGCCGGAAAGGGGACATTCACTGGCGAGCAGCTACACGAATATCTCAAGGACCTGTATTGCCCACCGAAGGCGATCACGGTCATGGGTGAAACGCGCTACGTGAAATCGACCAAGCTGCTCGACACAGGGGAAATGACGATTTATCTCGAACAGGTTGATGCCTGGGCGCACCAGCGCGGCTTTCGCCTGACCATTCCGGCGCACTGCGAATACCAGCAACTTAGAAACCAACAGGTGGCTTGATGAGACCCTTAACCGGAATACAGCAACAAATCCTTGATCTGATTGTTGAACATATTGATGAAAAAGGCTGCCCGCCGACGCGGGCTGAAATAGCTGATGCAATTGGGTGTAAGTCGCCAAATTCAGCTGATCTGCATTTAAGAGCGATGGCGAAAAAGGGCGCGGTGAAACTTTATCCGGGCATTTCCCGTGGCATAAAAATCATCAAGCAGACACAAGCATGAAAACTTACGCGATAACGCCCATTCCAAAGCCACGAATGACGCAGAGAGATCGCTGGAAGCAGCGCCCGCCTGTGCTGCGTTATCGCGCTTTCTGCGACGAAGTACGGCTTAACCGTATCTCGCTGCCTGATTGCGGCTGGCACGTCACGTTTGTTTTGCCGATGCCGGCCAGCTGGAGCAAAAAGAAAAAAGCGGAAATGTCCGGTAAACCACACCAGCAAAAACCGGATAAAGACAATCTGGAAAAAGCACTGCTCGATGCCATTTTCGAAGACGACTGCCGGATCTGGGACGGTCGCGTCTCAAAGGTTTGGGGTGAAACAGGTCAGATACTTATTGGAGAAATCGCATGAATCTCGAAGCGGCTATTAAACATTTTTCACCGAAAAGCCTGATGATCAGCGACTCATCGCGCGCGACGGCATCAGCGGCCCTGACCGGTACCGATGTAATGGCTGCTCTGGGCATGGCTCAGTCACGCGCTGAGCTGGGGTTCGCCCTGTTCTTCGCAAAGCACATGAAAGACCGACAGAGCCGGGATAAGGCTGTAAAGCTGCTGGCGCTGGTCGCAATGAAAATAGCACCGATTACCATCGGGAAAGTTGCTGGCCGCCGGATGGCGCAGGCCATGCTTATCCTCTGCGGGCAAGCTGTCGAAGTTTATTGCCGTACAGCTGATGATCCTCATGTTCGCTGCCCTCAGTGCAAGGGGCGCCGGAAAGTCGCCGCAATTGCGCTGGCGAATGGCGCGGGCGTTATTTGCGATTATGCCTTGATGGGGCTGGCTGACGGGCAATTCAGCGAACCGGAAGAACGTGAATGTCCGCGTTGTCATGGGACCGGACTGAAAGCGTCACCTTCATCACGCGCTTATCGTGCGGTAAATGCGTTACTGCCTGAATTGCCTCAGCGCACCTGGTCCCTGAACTGGAAGCCTCTGTACGATGAACTGATTAGCCGTTGCGAGGTGGAGGAGTCGCAAGCTGATGCACAATTCATGAAAATCACACGCGGTGACACGATGGCTGCGTGATATCACTTTTTCGGTAATTTTAGCGGCTCGTTGCTTGCAATCTTGCCGAAAGTGTAATAGATTTCTACCCATGATGGGATTTCAATAACCCAACGATTTCAAACCTCGGCACTCGCCGGGGTTTTTGTTTATGTGGGCACCACACAGGTATATAATATTAACTAAACTTATGGGTGTGCTGATAATCAGGGTGACTTGTAGATGCTTTCTTTAGAAGAGATTGGGCAGTCTGTTAGGAATAATCTACAGTTAATTCTTGATTCTTATGGTATTAAGTTAGCCGTTGGACCTGTAACCGATCAGGACTACAAAATCCTCAGTGGAGGATTCGGAGAGCTCGAATGGGACTTTGGGTTTTCTCAGCACGGGAATGATCCTGATAAATTCGAATTCTGCGTAAAACTGGTCAATACTGCAGTTGAAGCTATTCCGTCAGGAGTATCTTTATCGGTCTATAGTATTGAAGAAAGAATCTTCCGCATCCATATGATAGAAAGCTTTGTTAGAAGTGATGCTGAACATCCACTGAAAGGTAGGATGGTTTTATTGTCTTTAATGGCTGCGTACATTTTCTGCATGGCAGTAGGCGCAGTAGAAGTTCATGTTGTTGAGCCAGTGCCTGAATTAGTTGAATACTATGCATCTTTCGGTTTTAAGATGCATCCGTGTGGATATGTGATGGTTTCAGAGGTTTCTGGATTAGAAAATGCCTTTGGTAAATTCGCACAAAAACAGTAGACGCTAATAACTAAAGTGTTAGGATAACCATCCCGTTACTGCATGCATTTAAAACGGCTCTTAAAAATAGGGTCTGTAAATGTGGCTAAAGTAACGAGAGCTTTTAGTCGATAGACTAGAATGAAACAGAGTAAGGGCACATCGTGAGTCCTGAAGAGGTGTTATATGAAAGAGCAAAAAGTAGCCATGTCTAAAGTTAAGTTCGACACCAAAAGCGCATTCGCTGGAATGGGCGCTGCTGTTGAAGTTCTGATGAAGGCCGCCCCAAATGCTTTTGAGCACAAAGTAGAGTGCGCAGAGCGTCAGGGTAAGCCTCGCAGTCGTAAAGTAGCAGCTTGATCTGCTCCAGGCGCTTTTTGTAGCCCGCCATTTCGGCGGGTTTTTTTTGACCAAAAATCAATAAACAACCACCTCTAATCCCGAATGAATTTTTGAAGGCTGCCAATCGGCGGCCTTTTCTCATTTTGGCGGCCAGTTAATCAGCTAACCCGCTCATCCTTTCGCAAACGGACTGAGCCGCTAAATTCCTCACGACTACGCACCCAACCGGCAGACCGGAGGGGGAGACTATGAAAATGGACCAAAGCTCAGGAAATATCGTCACGCAGTTCTTTGCGTGGTTCGCTGCGATAGCGGCCGCCTGCGGTTTCACCACTCAAGACATGGTTTACATGCTGTTTGGCCTCATCGGCGTGATCATTTCCTTTGCGTCGTATGTCAGTGGTCGCCTTGACGCCCGCAAGGCACGAAAAGAAAATGAAAAGCGCACCAAAATTGTCAGTGACTATCTTGACGACGCGCGGGCTAAACCTGCTCACGAAAAGCCAGCCGCCGCGAAGGTGATCAGCGAAGCGCTTTCAAAAGCGGAAGGCTGATATGGCTAATTATAAAACGAAACTTAGTGCCGCTATGCTGGCGCTGGTATTGGGCGGCGCATCTGCCCCGGTAATTCTCGATCAACTGCTGGATGAGAAAGAAGGCAACAGTCTGATTGCTTATCAGGATGGTGCAGGACTCTGGACTATTTGCCGCGGTGCAATTCGTGTGGATGGTAAGGCGGTCTATAAGGGCATGAGGCTGACCACGGCGAAGTGCGCGCAGGTAAATCGGCTTGAGTCAGATAAAGCGATTGCCTGGGTGAAGAAAAACGTCAGCATTCCGCTTACCCAGCCTCAGATTGCTGGCATCGCCTCGTTCTGCCCCTACAACATCGGCCCCTCTAAATGCTTTACCTCCACGTTCTACCGAAAGCTCAACGCTGGCGATAAGCGTGGTGCGTGCAACGAGATTAAACGCTGGGTGTGGGATGGTGGGAAAGACTGCAATATCCGGGCGAATAATTGTTTCGGGCAGGTTCAGCGTCGGGATCAGGAAAGTGAACTGACATGCTGGGGGTTGGATGAATAGCAGAATTGTAATGGTTGTCAGCTTGTTTGCCGCTGCTGTGATTGCTCTGCTACTGATACTAGCATTTCACTTCCACGGTAACGCGGTGAAGTCAGAGGAAAAAGCCAAACAGCTGCAGGGTGATAACAACCTGCAAGCGCTGATCATATCCGCACAGGCTTTTACCTTTCAGCGCTCGAATGAGATTGCCGGTGCTGCCCAGCAGTACGCTGTTCAGATTATTGGCGATAGCCAGGAGAAAGAAATTGAATACCGTACGATTCTCAAAACTGAGCCGACTTGCTCTCTGCTTATCCCTGATGACATTGCTCACAGCCTGCTCGAATACACGTACCGTTTACGTACCAGCGCAATGCACACCGATACCAGCGACATTAACAGCGCCAGTGCTGGCGCCTCTTCCACCGGCCATTTGACATACTGCCAGGCTGTGTTGTGGATAAACCCGTTACTTGTAGCCGTTGACCAAGCAAATAACCAGTTGGAAGGGATACGGCACATTGAGAAAACAAGAAATCGCTGAATGAAAAAATGAAGTAAAGGGGCGCTGATTTGCCCCTATTCAATTAGCCTCGAGCTTCTCGCCCTGGTTCATCTTCATTGACGCGGTAACGCCAATATCTATCAGGTTTTACCCAAACTACATTGTCGCCACTTTCCACTCTAAAGTTGTTTATGACTTTAGAGGACAAGGCAAGGTTACCATCTGCATTTTCTTTAAGATGTTGCTCGTTATCTTGCTTGACCAAGTAATCGACAACATCCTGCTGATACAAGCATCCTTCCCTTTGGAGCTGTCTCATCATCCAAGTGGATATATCAGTAAGAGACAACGGTATGGCGTTTGGGTTTAAGGCTTTGGGGTCGATTTGGTAATAGATTCAGGAGCGAATCTACCTTGCTCAAGCTTTTTACCCGCAAACCATTGGCAGACAATATCAGAATCGGTGATCTGCTTTATCGTCATGTCTGGTCCTCCAGATTTCAGGACCACTTGGTCGCCGATAACGAAATTATTTAAATTACTGGGCGTCGGTGACTTAGCCATTTTTTGTCCTTATATATTTTGGCGAAATGCCAACAAGAACATGAGGTTGCTCTGAAGCAAAATCAACCCTCTTTGTGCAAATATCATCCGTAGGTAATAATCATGGCAAAACCGGATTGGGGGACCATTCAGAAACAGTTCCTCGCCGACCATGCCATAACGAACATATCCCCCAAAGACTGGTGTGAGGCGCAGGGCATCAACTACGCCACGGCGCGCCGCTACGTTAAAAAACCATCCGCGACAGATGCGCAAAAAAATGCGCAACCTGCGCAGAAGAAAATGCGCAATGTGCGCAGCGAAGCCGTTGTGTCGAGCATAGACGAACTGATTGACGACGACGGTTTCACCCCCATGCAAGCCGCCTTTGTCATTGAATACCTTAAAGATAAGAACGCGTCTCAGGCCGCTTTACGCGCAGGCTATTCCGACTCGTCGACCGGTCCGCAGCTGATCAGGAAAGATCATATTGCGCAGGCCATCAATCGCCAACTGCGCGCAATCGCTGAGCGCCAGCTTATAACTGCCGACCAAATCGTTGCCCGCATGTGGAACATGGCGACGGTCGACGTTAACGAGTTGGTCGAGTATCGCCGGTATTGCTGCCGTTACTGCTGGGGAAAGCTTCACGGTTATCAGTGGACTGAAGAGGAGTTCGGCAGAGCTCGCGACCAGGCGCTGATTGATAAGAAACCTGAGCCGGATGTTGCCGGTGGTTTTGGATTTCGTGAGAAGCGTCCACCGCATCCCGAATGCCCTCAATGTAACGGTGACGGGACTGGCGCTGTACACATCCATGATTCACGTCGGCTTTCACCGGCTGCGCGCATGGCTTATGACGGCGTGAAGGTAACGAAAGACGGCGTTCAGGTACTAATTGCAGATCGTGGCCGCATGCTGGAGAACGTCGCGAAGCATCTCGGCCTGTTTGACAGCCCCGGGGCGAAGCAGCTGCAAGAGCAGGATATTGAAGCCAAGCGGATTGCGAACCAACGCTCGCGTCAGGATGGAGATAACGAGGTAACAGAGCCAACACCGGTTCAAATCATCATCAATGCCGTAGACGCGAGGAAACCAGATGGCGATCAGTCCGACGCTTAATATTCCTCAGGCGAAGTTTCTCGCGATGCCGCATAAGTTCAAGGCTTACGTTGCCGGTTTCGGTAGCGGTAAGACGTGGGTCGGCTGCGGTGGCATCTGTAAAAACTTCTGGGAATTTCCGAAAGTTAATCAGGGTTATTTCGCGCCTACGTACCCGCAGATCCGCGACATCTTTTATCCGACGGTCGAAGAGGTTGCTTTCGATTGGGGCCTGAAGGTCAAAATCAACGAGAGCAACAAAGAGGTGCATTTCTATGAGGGCCGGATCTTTCGCGGCACGACAATTTGTCGGTCGATGGAAAAGCCCGAAACGATAGTCGGTTTTAAAATCGGTAACGCTCTGGTCGATGAGCTGGACGTTATGAAAGCGGCCAAGGCGCAGCAGGCATGGCGCAAAATCATCGCCCGTATGCGTTACAAGCGCGATGGACTGCGCAACGGCATCGATGTGACCACGACGCCGGAAGGCTTCAAATTCGTCTATCAGCAATTCGTGAAGGCGGTGCGCGATAAGCCTGAGCTGGCGACGCTGTACGGTCTGGTGCAGGCGAGCACGTTCGATAACGAGCTCAACCTACCGGATGATTACATTCCTTCGCTGATGCAGTCCTATCCGGCAGAGCTGATCAAAGCCTACCTTCGCGGCCAGTTCATCAACCTGAACAGCGGCACCGTTTATCACCAGTTCGACCGCAAAAAGAATAACTGCACGGACGAGGAACAGCCAGGTGAGGCGCTGTTTATCGGGATGGATTTCAACGTCGGCAAGATGGCGGGGATCGTCCATGTGAAGCGCAACAGCCTCCCGCGCGCAGTGGCCGAAATAGTGAAAGCTTACGACACCCCAGACATGATCCGCCGGATCAAAGAAACGTACTGGAAATATGAGCGTGGCCAGTACATCAAAAACCGCGAAATCTATGTCTATCCCGATGCCTCCGGTGATTCGAGGAAGTCCAATAACGCCAGCAAAACTGATATCGCGCAGCTGAAAGAGGCTGGATTTAGCGTGCTGGTGAACGCGGCAAACCCGCCGGTGAAAGACCGCATCAACGCGATGAACGCCATGTTCTGTAACGCGAATGAGGAGCGCCGTTATCTGGTCAATGTGCAGCGATGCCCGACTTATACCGAAAGCCTTGAGCAGCAGGTTTGGGCAGCAAACGGCGAGCCGGACAAAACCGCAGACGTCGATCACCCGAACGATGCAGGAGGTTATTTCATCGTGAAGGACTATCCAATCATCAAACCGGCAACGAACATCAAAATAGGGTTTAACTACTGATGAGCGACACCAACATTGATTATCGCCATCCGGCTTATGACGAGTTCAAAGAGGAATGGCAGCTCGTCGGCGATTGCGTCGATGGGCAGCGCCGGATAAAACGGCAAGGCATAAAATATCTTCCTCATCCGAGCACTGACTTCCAGAACGACGATCCGCTGAATGTGCGTTACAACGCGTATAAGGCGCGCGCGCCGTTCATCAACGCCACCGGGCGCACGCTCATGGGGCTGCTGGGGATCGCGTTCAGTAAGCCAGTGAAAATTGAGCTTACCGGGCGCGTCGCTGAGCTGGAGACTGACGCCGACGGCGAAGGCCAGCCGCTTACACAGATGATCCGCGATGCGCTGAGCCAGAACCTGCAGCGCGGTCGCGCCGGTATCCTGACCGACTATAGCGGCACCGGTGAGCAGACCGTTGCAACCGCTGGCCGTCCGTTACTGCGTCTGTTCACGGCGAAGCAGATCATCAACTGGCGCGTGACAGCTGGTAAAACGTCGCTGGTGGTCATCCACTACGAAGAGCCGATCGACAGCCATGATTCATTCGAGCTGATCATGGGCAAGCACTGGATAGAGCTGCGCTTAATCGATGGTCTGGCCTACTCCCGCCACTGGGTACAGGGGACGGACATGATTACGTCTCCTGGATATGTGTCGCTGACCGATTCAGCCGGTACCCAGCTCGACGAGCTGCCGTGGGCATGGATTGGCGCCAGCAACAATGACCACACGCCGGATTCACCGCCGCTGGCTGATATCGCTTACGTAAATATCGCCCATTACAATGCCGAGGCCGATATTTCCGAAGCAGCGCATACCGTAGGCCAGCCGATGGTTGCGCTGACCGGCCTGGATGATCAATGGGCTGATAAGTACATGTCCGAAGGGCTGAAAGTAGGCTCTCAGAAAGGGGTTCTGCTACCAGTCGGGGGCGATATTAAATATGCCCAGCCGGAAGAGCGGAACATCATGATTCAGGTTGCAGAACGCCGCGAGAATCAGATGGCAATGCTCGGGGCGAAGCTGGTCGAGCGCAATACATCGGCCAGAACGGCGACGCAGGCAGGCGACGAAGCGCAGACGGATAATTCCATTCTTTCCCTGTGTGCCGGTAACGTTGAGCAGGCCGTAAATCGGGCACTGACCTTCGCGATCCGCTTCGCTGGCGCTGGTGAGGCTAATATCGAGCTCAACAAACGCTATGAGCTGGCGAATCTGGATTCTCAGGCAATCACCGCGCTGGTTGCTGCGGTTCAGTCCGGCAAAATGCGCCTAGCTGATTTCATTCGTTATCAGCAGCGTGTTGGGCTGGTCGATGAGAAAGAGAAACCGGACGAGATTGAGGACGAGCTGAGGAATCAGCAGCCGGAATTAATCACCGGGGGAAACGATGACAATAAACAACCGCCTGCGTGACGAGGCGATTTCTCATTCGTTGTTCGTGAGCCGGTATTCGACCGGCGTTGCGAAGCGCATGGTTAAAATCCTCAACCAGAGCGACGCTGAGCTGTCGATACAGTTGATGGTGGCGCTGGATGAACTCTCACCAAATAGCTTCACAGTGCGGCGGCTGGAGGGATTGCTGGGCAGCGTTCGCCAGATAAATCAGACAGCGATTAATGCCACATTCACCAGCTTGGGCGAGGAGTTACAGAGCTTTGCTGACCATGAGGCGGATTATCACCTCAGCTTGTTTGATTCCATTCTGCCAGCGCCAGTTATGCACCGTTTCCCGCTGGCGGCCATCACGGCAGATCAGGTATACGCCGCCGCGATGGCCCAGCCATTTCAGGGGCGCTTACTGAGTGAGTGGGCGAGCAATCTTGAAAGCGATCGGATGACGCGGATCATCAACACCGTAAGAACCGGTTATCTCACCGGGCAGTCAACCGAGAAAATCGCCAAAGATGTGCGCGGTACCGCGACGAATAACTTTCAGGACGGCGCAATTCAGGTTAGCCGTGCCAACGCTACCAGCATCACAAAGACGGCGATCAACCATCTCGCTGCAACGGCGCGTACCCAGTTCGCTGAGCACAACAGCGATATCGTGGACTGTAAGCAGTGGCTTTCGACGTTGGACAACAAAACCACGCCGACATGCATCATTCGGGACCGGTTGAAGTACTCGCTGGAGAATAAGCCCATCGGTCACAAAGTCCCTTATTTGCAGGGACCAGGTCGGATTCATTTCTGCTGTCGCTCGACAGAGACGCTGGTAACGAAATCATGGCGCGAACTCGGCATCGATGCAGACGAAATGGACGCGGGAACGCGCGCCAGCATGGACGGTCAGGTTCCGGCACAGACCACGTACAGCGATTGGCTCAGCCAGCAATCTCTATACCGGCAGGTGCAGGTGCTGGGTGATACGCGCGCCAGATTGCTGCGTAATGGCGGCATGGAGGTGCCTGAGTTCTTCACTGACAAAGGCGAATGGATCACGCTGGATAAGCTGAAAGAAATTGATGCCGCCGCTTTTAAGAAAGCCGGTTTTTAGTATCGAGAAATAACCACACAAGGCTGCCTTCGGGTGGCCTTTTTTATTGTCCGCGGCCAGGGGTCGCTCCATCACAACGGGGTTGATGATGCTTAAGTTCCAATTAACAAAAGACGAGTTTGCAGCGCTGACCGACGAACAGAAAGCCATGTATGGCGAGGCTGGCGACGGTTACCAGCTGAAAATTGAAGGCTTGCCGGATGTTACTGGCCTGAAAACCAAGGTTGAAGAGCTGCTCACCGAAAAGAAAACCGAACAGGAAAAGCGCGAGCTGGCTGAGGCTGAGGCACAGCGCCTGGCGCTCGAACAGGCTCGAAAGAAGGGGGATGTTGAAACGCTGGAAAACAGCTGGAAACAGAAGCTGGCCGATAACGAATCCCAGTTCAATGGGAAGATCGAAACGCTTCAGAAGTCCCTGCATAACCTGCTGGTAGAAAACGTCGCGCAGAAGCTGGCGACCGAACTGGCCGGTGACGCCGCGCCGGTGATGCTTCCGCACATCAAATCTCGCCTGCTGGTTGAAGAGCAGGACGGCAAGCACATTACCCGAATTGTTGACGGTGAAGGCAAGCCGAGCGCTGCCTCAATCGACGATTTGAAGAAAGAATTTACCAATAACAAAGCGTTCGCAACGGTTGTTATTGGTAGTCGAGCCAATGGTACCGGGGGTACTGGCGGCCAGCAGCCTGTCGGGGACGGGGGCAAAAAGTGGAGTGATTACTCCGAAGCTGAGCGCATCAAGTTGCTCGATGAAAATCCGGAAGAGTTTAAACGACTCGCCGCCACCCAATAGTAAAAAAGGATCTACCCCATGACTACAGCAGTTCGTTTATCGAACATTTTCCGCGCTGATTATTACCAGACCATCGCAGCGGTTAACTCCCCGGAGAAAACTGCGTTCTATGAGTCTGGCATCATCACCCGCGCAGCGAACCTCGACCAGATTGCAAAAAATGGTCAAGGTACGGCCACCGTCAGCTACTGGCAGGATCTGGACGCTGATGAAGAACCAAACATCACGACCGATGACCCGGATCAGATTGGTCTGGTGGGTAACGCCAGTCAGGCAAGCCTGAAAGCTCGCACGCTTTACCTGAACAAAGGTTATGGCGTTGCCGATCTGGCTGCTGAGCTGGCAAACAGCGACCCAATGACCCACATCCGCAACCGCTTCGGTACCTACTGGACGCGCCGCTGGCAGCGCTACCTGATTGGCGCATCGCGCGGAATTATCGCGAGCAATATCGCGAATGATGACGGCGATATGGTCATTCAGGGCGGCGGCATCATCTCTGCTGAGAACCTGATCGACGCGGCATTTACTGCCGGTGACGCCGCAGATGCTTTTTCTGCGATTGGCGTCCACTCCGTCGTCATGAAACAGATGGCAAAGCAGGATCTGATTGAAACCATCAAGGACTCTGCCGGTCGGATTATCCTGCAGACCTATCTCGGCAAGCCACTCTTCATGGATGACAGCCTGAAGATGGCAGACGGGGAATACCTGACCGTGTTCTACGGCGCTGGCGCATTCGGCTACGGCGTCGGTTCACCTGAAACACCGGTTGAAATCGAGCGCAAGCCAAGCGGCGGTAACGGTGGTGGTGCTGAAATCCTTTGGGAACGTCAGACCTACATTCTGCAGCCTGCTGGTTTCTCCTGGGATGGCGAAGAGGATCCGAATAAGTCACCAACAGCGACCCAATACGCCGCTGCTGCTAACTGGATCCGTAAGTTCGACCGCAAGCAGGTACCGTTCGCAGCCGTTCTGACTGGCGGTGCAGGTTCATAAGCGTTAACCATTAAGGGGCTTCGGCCCCTTTTTCATGGGGTGCAAGATGCAGGTCTTGATTGACGGCGTTCCTTACGCGCCACATTCACAGCATTCAAATATCGGAATAGCCATAACCACGCACAACCGCCCTGACGTTCTTGCCAAATCCTTGGCGCAGCACCTGAAACATTTACCGGCTGGTGCAAAAGTCGTGGTAATTGATGATGGTTCAGCGCCAGCAGCCACAACGCCAGGTATCGAAATAATCAGGCATGAGAAATCACTCGGGATCGTTGCTGCGAAGAACCGGAGCCTTGAGGCATTGATTGATGCTGGCTGCGAGCACCTGTTCCTTTGGGACGATGACGCTTATCCGATCAGCGATAACTGGCACACCCCATACATCGAATCGCCTGAGCCTCACCTGGCTTACCAGTTTCTTGATCTGGCTGGCGCGAAGAAATTGAACGACATGGCTGTGCTGTATCGCGATGACCGACATGTTGCCTACACCGGCCAGCGCGGTGTGATGCTGTATTACCACCGCAGCGCGATTGAGAAGGTCGGCGGCTTTGACCCGGTTTACGGCCGTGGCATGTATGAGCATCCGGATCTTGCATTACGCATATATAACGCGGGTTTGGCTACGTGGGCATTCGCTGATGTTGCCGGTTCTGAGAAGCTGATTTATTCGCTGGATGAACATGAAGCGGTTGAGCGTTCCGTTGCTCGGCCTGAACGTGATGCACTGGTGCGCAATAACGTGACCATATTCAATGCCCGGCGTGATTCCGGTTATGCCGGTTACGCTGAGTACCGGCGCCAGCGCAATGTCGTTATCACCACATTGCTGACCGGTCAGCCGGATCCTCAGCGCGGGACGGCAATCAAACCTGATGCTTCGCTGCTCAGTGTCTGGGCGGCTTCAATCATTGGCGCTGATGCAGTCGTGCTGGCTGACGAACTTGATGTTGCGCCAGCAGGTACGAATCTCGTTTCGGTGCAGGCGGTTCAGATGAGTCCGTACTTCGGTCGCTGGCTGCACATCTACCAGTATCTGAGAGCACACCCTGAGTACCGTTTTGTTTGGTGTACCGATGGTACTGACGTTGAGATGTTGCATGAGCCGTGGGAAGAGATGGAGTCAGGCAAGATATACGTCGGCTCTGAGCCTAAGACATACGCGGATCAGTGGATGGTGCAGAACCATCACGGCAAAGTTTACGCCAACTTCCTGAGCGAATATCGGAACAGCCCGCTGTTAAATGCTGGCCTGCTCGGCGGTTGTCGTGCTGACGTGATGGGGTTTGCACACCAGATTGTCAGGCTGCATTACCTCAGCGAAAGCCATCGGTTCTGGGATAAGGGCAAGACGCCAGCGACTCAGGTAGATATGGGAGCGTTCGGCATCGTCGCGAAGTCATTCGGTAACCGCATCGTGACTGGGCCAAAGGTGCATACCGTGTTTAAAACAGGCGGGATCGGAAAGGAGTTCGCATGGTTTCAGCACAAATAAAGTTTGTCGTCGTCGGCCATCACTCGCGGCGTGTTAAGGCGCATAATCTCGCTGATTTACTGGATGCCCATCTGCTGATTGATGACCAAGACCGCGGCGCAAATTGGAATCACAGGCGCGCCATCGAATGGGCCGGTAAGCAGGATTGCCGCGTTGTTGTCATCGAGGATGATGCGATCCCTGTTTCTGGCTTCATTGACTCTGTTTCCGACTGGCTCAACCGCTTTCCGGATGACCTCATCAGTTTCTATCTTGGTACCGGGCGACCTCCTCAATACCAGATGACCATCGCAGGAAAACTGATTAACGCCGATAAAAATCGGTCTGATTTTGTCACGTTGCCACGGCTGATTCATGGGGTCTGCTACAGTCCACCGAAAAATGCCATTGATAAAATCCTGAAAGGTTGGAGCCGAGCGAAGGCGGCAGATTACGCTGTCGGCGACGCCTACGGCGGAAAGGTCATCTATCCCTGTTACTCGCTGGTAGATCATCTGGATGAGGTCAGCGTTGAAAAGCATCCTGACAACACCCCTCGCATCGAACGCAGAAAAGCGTGGAGGCTTCACCAATGATTATCAGCGACCCAACGTCTCCGGACTTTAACAGCTATGCGAGCGTCGCAGAGTTAAAGAGTTTTGCCTCGTCTCGCGGTTATTCATTGCCGGAAACCGATGAAGAAATTGAAACGTTGCTTATTCAAGCGATGGATTACCTCGATGGTCTGGTCTGGCGTGGAAAGCCTGCAGAACCAAATCAGCCCTTGGCATGGCCGCGCACCGGCATAAACCTGAACGGTGAACCAGTTACAGGCGTTCCGGTAAAGCTTAATCAGGCTCAATGTCGGCTGGCAATCGAGGCACAGACCGTCGACCTCTCCCCCTCGTTCTCCGGCGGCGGTGAGGTAACTCAGGAAACAGTTGTCGGGGCGGTCAGCGTGTCATATGCAGAAGGTAGCAGCACATCAGCGCCTTATTTCAGCTGGCTTTCTGGCTTGTTGCGTGGGCTGACTGGCGCCTCATCATCCGTCAACTTTGACGTAATGCGGGGATGACATGGCAATCAACTATTTGCGAATGCGCACAACCGAAACGCGGCTGCTGACCGAAAACGGACAGCAATACCTGCTCACCCGCGGCGGCACCGTGAAAATGGTGGCAGGCAAAGAAGTCACTACTCCTGTTGAAACTGCGATGCCGGTCGGGGTCATTACGGCTTATGCGCCGGGCGAAATCGACGGGACGAGGATCCAGAATGGTGACGTCAAACTGACAGCGACGTATGCAGTCGAAATCAGGACTGATGACCGGATTGAGGTAGACGGAAAAAAGTACCGTGTTGTGCTGCCGGGGCCTGTAAAACCGGCGGCGACACTGATTTGCTATAAAGCGCAGCTGAGGGCGTAACGATGGCTGATAACGATTCGTTCATGGCCTCGATCAACGCCTTCGTGGCGACGGCCAAAGCCAATCAGGAGGAAGTGATCCGCGCTACCGGAATCAAAATCCTCGCCCGTCTTGTTGATATGTCGCCGGTTGGAAACCCCGAAGTATGGGCTGTCAATCAAACCGCAGTGGCCTACAACAAAGAGGTTTTCGACCATAACGAAGCCTTGAAATCGGACGCGGCTAATCTGACCAAAACCGGCCGCCTGAAGCGTAAGGTGCGGATCAGTGACGGCATGGATGTGAAAGCGCCAGCGGGTTATACCGGTGGCCGTTTCCGTGGTAACTGGCAAGTATCACTGGATGCGCCAGCAACCGGAGAAACGGGCGTTATCGATAAAAGCGGTGGCGCGACAAAAGCGACCGGTGGCCTGGTCATGGCGTCATTTAAGGTTGGTACCAAATCTATCTACTTCTGCAACAACGTGCCTTATGCCTATCTATTGGAATTCGGTCATTCCAAACAGGCACCAGGTGGCATGGTGCGCATCACCGCTGAAGAGTTTCAGCGTTTCTTTACTGAATCAGTGCAGGAGGTGAAACCGTGAGCCAGCAAGTCATAACTCAGCTGCTTGAGGCGCGACTGGGTGAGTGGGCAGAAGGGCAGCGTCTGCAGGTAGCTTTCGACAATATCGGGTTCAACCCTCCCGATGGTATCTATCTTGAATCCCACGTCATGCCTGCGACGACGGTTGCGATAGACCTCAGCCGACAGGGCAAAGTCTTTCGCGGTGTTTATCAAATTAACGTTATCGCGCCAGCCGGTACGGGAAAATCGGCAAGTGGCCTCATCGCCGAACAACTGATCCAGCTGTTCCCTGAGAATCAGGAGATGAGTGACGGCGGACTGACTTGTTATATAAACAGCGCGCCCAGCGCTTTCGCGGGCATCTCTTCCGACACCTCTTACACAATTCCCGTCAGCATGTCTTATCGCGCTGACATCTCGTAAGCGCCGCCTGCTGGCGGTTTAAAATCCCTCTAAATGGAGAATTCCCATGGGCTTTGCATTGCCTAACGGCGCGACTGTATTCGTCGGGTCAAAACTCGCTGCAGCAGTGGCAGCAACTGCAGTAACAAACGCAGACGGAGCGGTATTCACCGTTGCTACTGGTCACGGTCTCGCTGTTGATGATGTTGTTCTGATTTCATCCGGCTGGGGTCTTATCGATAACCTGGTAGCACGCGTATCAAGCCAGACGGATACGTCAATTACCATCGATGTGCTGAATACCTCAGACACCAATTTCTTTGCTGCTGGCGCAGGTATTGGTTCGTTGAGCAAAGTCACCGAATGGACTGAGATCCCACAGATTACTGAGGTCGCTTCCAGCGGGGGCGATCAGCAGTACGTGCAGATTCAGTTCCTTTCAGATGACCGCCAGCGCAACCTGGCCACCTACAAGGCGGCGAAAACTCAGACCTATACGCTGGCGCATGATTCAACGTTGCCAATTTACGGCGTGCTGACGGCGGGTGACCGCGGCGGGGACACGTTGCCTCTGCGCATGTATGTGCCAAAGGCTAAAGAAATGCGCTACTGGTCAGGCGTCCCATCCTTCGACCCGCAACCAACGACAGCGGTGAATGCTGTAGAAACTGTTCAGGCAGCCTTTGCTGTGCAGTCCCGCGATATGACGTTTTACAAAGACAGCACATCCGAGCCTTCCAGCTAAACCAACGTCTAATTTGAGCCCGGCGACGGGCTTTTTCTTCGCTCATTTATAGAGGCCGCCATGGCAGCAAAATTCAAATTAAAACCGAATCCAACATTTAAAGCAGATGTGACCATTCCTGTTCCTGGCGATGAGCCGGGGATCGTGACCTTCACGTTTAAGCATCGCCCGATCAAAGAACTGGCGGATCTGGAAAAGGTCGAGGGTAAACACATCTCTCAGTTCCTGCTCGAAATTACTGAGGGCTGGGCGTTGCCTGACGAATTCAACCAGGAGAACGTTGAAATCCTGCTGGACAACTATCCACGAGCCGGTGAGGCGATCATGAAAGCGTATTACGCCGAACTGCTGGGTAATCGTGAAAAAAACTGATAGCGGTTGCTTCGGCGTTCTATACGCCTGATCCCACTGCTGAAGAACTGGCCGGCATGGGGCTGACGGCAGATGATTTTGACGAAATCATTGTCGACGTGTGGCCGGATGTCTGGCCTGCTTTCGACGTGTTTCAGGCAGCCAGTACACAGTGGCGGGTGGGTATGAGCGGGGCGACAGGTCTGGATTACAACTGCCTGCCCTGGCTGATGCACACTCATAGGATAGACGACGAAGCAACCGCGCTGCATGACATTCGGATAATGGAAAGAACGGCGCTAAAACTCATGCATAAGGGGGCGTAATGGCCGGTGATATTGCAACGATTTCGCTCCGGGTCAATACGTCCGACGTCGAGCGCGGCAGTAACGAGTTGGATAAATTTGCTGATGCGGCGGCAGATGCTGCAAAGGGGGCCGATAATTTTGGCGCCAGCGGCAAAGGGGCAGCCAAAGCGTCGGCAGAGGTCGCGCGCGAAGTGGAGGACACGCACCGGCGCGTGCGCGAATTCACTGAAGGTCTAAAGCAGAACGAAGTCAGCACGAAGGGCGCGGCGCAAGCGACCATCCAGCAGCAGCAGGAGCTGCGCACTCTGCTTACCCAGATCAATCCGGTAACGGCCGCATTCGAAAAGCTCGACAACATGGAACAGCAACTGTCGCGCTTCAATGCCAAAGGGCTGATCGACAGTGACACCTTCCGCGACGCAGCACGCACCATTCAGCAGACGCGCGATGAACTTGGTCAAGCCGCGGAAGCCAGAACTGCTGAGGGTCGAGCCGCGGCGGCTGCAGCCCAACAGGACAAGGCAGCGGCGGCGGCCAAAGAAACCTATCTGCAGCGACTGCGTGAGCAAGTGGAATTGCAGGGTAAAACGGCTTCCGAGATTCAGGAATACCGTGCAGCTCAAATGGGTGTCACTCAACAGGCTGCTCCACTGATTTCTAAACTACGTGAGCAGGAAAATGCGTGGAAGAGTGGGACAATTTCGGCGGGGCAATACCGACAGGCCATGCGGCAACTTCCTGCGCAGATAACTGATGTAGTGACTTCTTTAGCGTCTGGTATGCCTGTTTATATGGTCGCAATCCAGCAAGGCGGGCAGATTAAAGATTCGTTCGGTGGCATCGGCGCGGCGGCAAAAGCTTTGTCCACTTTTATCACGCCGATGAATTTGCTCATTGCGGGCACAGCCGCGGTATTTGGCGGGGCCTATCTTGCTATTTACAAGGCAAAGCAGGTCATTGACGACACAACCGCCAGTGTCTCTAAAACCCTCGGCGTGACCGGTGATGCAGCCACTAAGTTGGCGCTCAACATTATCGGAATTGCTGATGCTTCAAACCAGTCTGTTGAGGATACCAGCAAACTTTTTATCACCATCAGTGACGGCGCCGACCAGGCAGTCAACAAGATGCTATCGGTAGGCATTGGTTATTCAGATGCCAAAAAATACGCAGAGGACTATAAAAATAGTGCGGATTTCAGCGGCCTTAATTCAATTATTGAAGACCATAAGCTGAAAGTACTCGGCATCAAAAGTGCCTGGAGCGAAGCCATTGAAGAACAGCGTAACTATTACGCTGGCAGCGGTGGAACGAAGCAAAACGTTGCATTAGGTGGTGCTTATGATCCTGCTGCTGCGCTCATTGATAAGCAAAAGACCTTACTCGGAGATGTCACCGCTGCAACCATTGCTGGGAATTTGGCAACCAAAGAGCGAGTCGACTGGATAAATAAAGAATATTTAGCGACCGACAGAGTTGCCGGTGCAGAAGCCAGGCTTGCGGAAGCCAGGCAAAAAGCAAAACTCATTGCTAATTCAGGCGATCAGGAAGCAATTGCCAATGCCGGTAAGTTGATTGCGGCCAGAGAGAAGGAAGTCGAACAGGCCAAGAAAAGCCAGATCCCGAAAGCTCCTAAGGAAAGGGTCTTTCAGGATGATGCCGGAACGCGGGAACTATTAGCGAGCCAGCAGCGTGTTGCCGCACTCAGGAATCAGGTATCTGCCAGTTCGACGCTCACCAGTCAGGAACAGCAATTAGCTAAATTTACTCAACAGATTGCTGATCTGAAGAGCAAGGCTATCCTGACTGCCGATCAGAAGTCCCTGCTGGCGCGCGCAGGGGAAATAACGGCCAGCCTGCAGCTTGAGGCGCAGCTGTCTCGCGAGAACGTACAGCGCGAGAAGGCGGTGAAGGCGCTCAAGCAGATGCAGGACTTCACCACGTCTATCGTCAGCAAGAACGCTCAGACTCAGGAAAAATTCGGGCTCACCACGAAGCAGGCCGGGCGCGTCGACCAGGAAACCCAGCTCGATAATACCTTCCGTAAGCAAACTGATGGCATCACGGATCCGGCAGCACTAACGAAAATTACGGGCGAATACAACCGGGCGAAAGAGGCGTTGCGTGCGGGATGGGATCAGGAGGATGCAAATCAGGGTGACTGGCTGACGGGCATGAATCAAGGAATTGCCCAGTTCGGTGAGAACGCCAGTGACGTCTTCACTGCAACCGGCCAACTGGCGCAAACAACGCTTAGTGACATGTCCTCAATGATGACCACACTGGCAACGACTGGCAAAGCCAACGTAAAGGACTTTGCGAAATCATTCCTGACCAGCATTGTTGAAATTATCAATAAATTGCTCATAGCGCAGGCAGTTCAGGCTGCCATGGGCTGGATCAGTAGTTCGTTTTCGGCCGGTTCAGGCACCGCCACGGCAGCCTCTAACAGTTCGTTTTCTTCTGGTGCTTACAGTGGGCTATCGTTTGATTCCGGCGGCTATACCGGCGAAGGCGATAAATTAGCGCCAGCGGGTATCGTTCACCGCGGCGAATTTGTCATGACCAAGGAGGCGACCAGCAGGATCGGCGTCGATAACCTGTATTCCATGATGCGGGGTTATGCAGACGGCGGTCTGGTTGGCGGAAATGCCCCTATGTATGGCCTGCAATCTTCTGGTGCTGGAAGCGTGCTGGTTCAATCGTCCGTTGTCATTCAGGGAAGTGACAATCAGCAGCAATCTGGTGGAAATAATGACGCATTAGTAAAGGCCTACAAGCAAACGGTCGATAAGGCCGTTACCGAAGGTATTCAGAGGGAGTCGCGGGATGGCGGCATAATCTGGAATGCTCAGCAGCGCCGATAGCCCTCAGACGAGGGCTTTTTTATTGCTGGAGACAAAATGGCAATCGAGACATTTACCTGGCGTACACAGATACAAAATGGCATGGAAGGTTCGTTCGAGCACCGCGTGAGAGAAGCACAGTTTGGCGACGGGTATAAACAAACCGCAGGTGATGGGATTAATCCCGAAACGCAAAGCTGGCCGATAGTTCTTACCGGGCGAAATTCAGACATCCTTCCTGCACTGGCTTTTATCCGCAATCACACCACCAAATCTTTCATCTGGACATCGCCATTGGGTGAGTTGGGGTTATATCTCGTGGTGAATGACTCCATCAAAGCTTCGCCGGTTAGCGGCAGCTCTGTAACCGTACAGGCAACTTTCGAACAGGCGTTTAAACCATGATAAACAGCGACTATCAGAAATTAGAACCGGGTGACACGGTCCGGTTGTTCGAGGTAGATGGCACCGCTTTTGGTACTGGTGAAGTACTGAGATTTCACAATTACAATCTGGCGTATACCAGTGCGGAAATTTTGGCTGCTGGTGGCGATGAATCGAAGCTGCCTGCAAAATCAATCTGGTGGCAGGGTAACGAATACTCAGCATGGCCGGTACAGATTGAGGGGATTGAAGCATCCACCAGCGGAACTACCGCACAACCAAAGCTGACAGTGGCGAACCTTGACGGGTCTATCACCGCGCTGTGTCTGGCATACGACGACATGCTTCAGGCAGTGGTGACGATTCACGACACGCTGGCGCAGTACCTCGACGCACGAAACTTTGCGGGTGGGAACGCGACCGCTGACGCGACGCAGGAAAAGTTGCAGGTTTTCTACATCGACAGCAAAAGCATGGAAACCAATATCTCTGTTGAGTTCACGCTGAGCAGCCCGATGGATTTACAGGGATTGATGATCCCCACGCGGCAGCTTCATTCTCTCTGCACCTGGTGCATCCGTGGTAAATACCGGTCAGGTGATGGCTGCGATTATGCCGGTACAAACTATTTCGATAAGCACGGCAACCCAGTTGATGATCCGTCACTCGATGTCTGCAACGGCACGCTTAACACCGGTTGCAAACTTCGCTTCGGTGCAAACAACGAATTGCCGTTCGGCGGCTTCCCAGGCACTTCCCTGATTAAGAGCTGACTATGCGCGATAAAACCCAGCAGGCTATTTTCGAACATGCCCGGCAGTGTTATCCGCGCGAATGCTGTGGCGTGGTGGCGCAGAAAAGCCGGGTTGAACGTTATTTTCCCTGTGCCAATCTGTCAGCCAATCCCACCGAAGATTTTCACCTCGACCCCGCTGGTTATGCTGACGCCGAAGACTGGGGAACGGTGATCGCCATCGTTCACAGCCACCCTGATGCAACGACGCAGCCCAGCGAACTGGATAAGGCGCAGTGCGACGCAGCAGAATTACCCTGGCACATCGTGAGTTGGCCGGAGGGGGATTTTCGGACCATTCAGCCGCGCGGCGAATTGCCGTTACTCGAGCGTCCGTTTGTGCTGGGTCATACGGACTGCTGGGGCCTGGTTATGAGTTATTTCCGGCAGACGCACGGCATTGAGCTGACCGATTACCGCGTTGATTATCCATGGTGGGAAGAGGAATATCCCGATAATTTCTATCAGGAATGCTGGTATGAATGCGGGTTTCGCGAATTCAGCGGACCAGCAATGCCGGGCGACATGGTGATCATGCAGATTCAGTCCAAAAAGTGGAATCACGCGGGGATCCTGCTCGAAGGAAACATGCTTCTGCATCACATGTACGGTATGTTGAGTAACCGAGTTCCCTACGGTGGCTACTGGCAGGAAAGGACAATGAAAATTGTCAGGCACAGGGATCTGATGTAACCGCGTTGCCTTGCAGGGTTTGGCTGCTATCATTCTTCAAACAACTCAGAGGGATGATGATGAAAAAACTACTCATAGCAGTGCTGGCGCTTGGACTGGCTGGGTGCGCAACCAAACCCTATGAAGCAACAAATACTATCTATGATAGGGACCTTACTACGGCTAATGGCAACCTTACCCATGTTCGTGTTCACAGAGTTTCACAGTTGACTGGGGCTGCTCTAGGGGAGGATTGCCCATTAGTGTTAAAAGTCGATAATAAAGAAATAGCAGGCCTGCAGCAAAATCAGTATGTAGATGTTTTCCTGCCTCAAGGAGAACACACTCTCTCAGTTAGATTTAAATGCGCACTCACTGAATGGCGAAAATCGACTCAGTTTATAGCTGACGGAAAACCCAGAGAGTATGAAACGGAACTAGGAGCCGCTGGGCAATATCGAATGTGGCAAACCAAATAACTTAAAAGTCGCTTAGGCGGCTTTTTTTATGAGGATTTATTGATGGTAGAAGCTACTCCAGAAAAAATGGCGACAATTGAGTTATATGGGCTGCTTGCAAAAACATTTGGTAAAACTCATCACAGACTTGTGCGAACAAAAGCGGAAGCTGTACATGCTCTATGTAAGACGGTCACCAATTTTGAACGATTCCTCAATACAAGTAAGTTGCGCGGCCTTACCTACGCGGTATTTGTTGGTAAAAAAAATATAGGTTTAGATGACCTGGGTTATCCAGTTACAGAGGAAGTTATTAAAATTGTGCCGGTTACGATTGGTAGTAAGCGTGCTGGAGCCCTGCAAACAATTTTAGGCGCTGTCTTAGTCGTTGCTGGTGTAGTTGTTGGTGCCTTAGCCGGCTGGACTGGGATTGGTGGGGCTGTCGCAGCTGGCATGATCAAAGTCGGAGCCGCGATGGCCCTCGGAGGCGTCATTCAAATGCTATCCCCGCAGACCGCCGGACTCGCCAGCAAGCAGGATGCCGATAACCAGGCTTCCTATGCCTTCGGCGGTGTCACGAATACGGCCGCTCAGGGCTATCCGGTTCCGCTTCTTTACGGTAAACGCCGAATCGGCGGCGCGATTATTTCCGCCGGAATTTATGTCGAAGATCAGCAGTAAAACCTACCTCTAATTCTTCCATCTAAGGTCGCCGCGGCGGCCTTTTTTTATGGGCGCAATATGGCAACCGCAACCAAAATAAAAGGCCGCAAGGGCGGCAGTTCTTCATCACGCACGCCTGTAGAACAGCCAGATGACCTTCAGTCTATCGCGAAAGCGAAACTGCTCATTGCTCTGGGGGAAGGGGAATTCGGCGGCGGCCTGACAGGTCAATCCATTTTTCTGGACGGAACACCGCTTCTGAACAGTGACGGTTCGAGCAATTTCAGCGGGGTGGTGTGGGAGTTCCGCGCCGGGACGCAGGCGCAATCCTACATTCAGGGATTGCCGGGGACCGAAAACGAAATAAGCGTTGGCACTGAGGTAAAAAGCGCTGTCGCCTGGACGCATACTTTCACGAATACCCAACTCTCAGCTATTCGCCTGCGCCTGAAATGGCCGTCACTCTTCAAACAAGAAGATGATGGGGATTTGGTTGGGTACTCGATTAATTACACCATTGAAATGCAGACCGACGGCGGCGCGTTTCAGACAGTAATCAACACAGCGGTTACCGGTAAAACCACATCGGGATATGAGCGCAGCCACCGCATTGATTTGCCGCAGGCTGGGTCAACGTGGACGATTCGGCTTCGTAAAATCACCACTGATGCCAACAGCGCCAAAATTGGCGATGCAATGACGATCCAGAGTTACACGGAAGTCATTGACGCCAAACTGCGTTATCCGAACACAGCGCTGCTGTACATAGAATTTGATTCCAGCCAGTTCAACGGTTCTATCCCACAGATTTCATGTGAACCGCAGGGGCGTGTCATTCGCGTACCCGATAACTATGACCCGATAACGCGCACGTACAGCGGGACATGGGCGGGTGCTTTTAAATGGGCATGGTCCGATAACCCTGCGTGGATTTTCTATGACGTGGTGGTGACGGATCGCTTTGGTCTGGGTAACCGGCTCACCGCGGCTAACATCGATAAATGGGAGCTGTACCAGGTCTCGCAGTATTGTGATCAGCAGGTTCCAGATGGTAAAGGCGGCAGCGGCACAGAGCCGCGTTATGTCTGCAATGTTTACGTGCAAAGCCGGAATGATGCCTATACGGTTCTTCGGGATTTCGCGGCCATCTTTCGTGGCATGACCTACTGGGGCGGAAATCAGATCGTTGCCCTGGCAGACATGCCCCGCGACATCGATTACAGCTACACCCGTGCAAACGTCATCGATGGTCAGTTCAGTTACTCAAGCAGTACCACCAAGACACGGTATACGACGGCTCTGGTGTCATGGTCTGATCCGGACAATGCCTACGCTGACGCAATGGAACCTGTCTTTGAACAGGATCTGGTTACGCGCTACGGCTTCAATCAGTTAGAGCTGACGGCGATCGGCTGTACCCGCCAGTCAGAGGCAAACAGGAAAGGGCGCTGGGGTATTCTGACCAATAATAAGGACCGCGTGATTACTTTCTCGGTCGGTCTGGATGGCATGATCCCACAGCCGGGTTACATCATTGCGGTTGCGGATGAAATGCTGTCTGGAAAAGTGACCGGTGGCCGCATAAGTTCAGTGAACGGACGCGCCATCACCTTGGACCGTGTTCCTGATGCCGCCGCCGGTGGTCGGCTGATTTTAAACCTTCCATCCGGTGCAGCTCAGTCACGCACGATCCAGTCAGTATCCGGGAAGATTGTCACAGTGACGGCTGCCTATGGCGAAACGCCAGAAGCTGAAAGCGTCTGGGTTGTAGAGTCTGACGAGCTGTATACGCAGCAGTACCGCGTTCTCAGCGTCGCGGATAACAGTGACAACACATTCACCATTTCCGCGGCGTATCACGACCCTGATAAATACGCGCGCATTGATTCCGGCGCGATTATCGATGAACGTCCGATCAGTGTTATCCCGCCTGGCAGCCAGTCGGCACCGGCCAACATTCAGATCGGGTCCTATTCCGTGGTCAATCAGGGGATCAGCGTTCAAACCATGCGGGCCACGTGGGACATGACCGCGAACGCCATCGCTTATGAGGCACAATGGCGCCGTAATGATGGGAACTGGGTAAACGTGCCGCGCAGCTCTACCACGTCGTTTGAGGTGCCTGGCATTTATGCAGGCCGCTACCTTGTCCGCGTCCGGGCGATCAATGCGGCGGAGATATCCAGCGGCTGGGGTTATTCGGTCGAAGTAACTCTGACGGGAAAGGAGGGCAATCCGCCGAAGCCGGTTGGTTTCGCGACCACGGGCATCAACTGGGGTATTCAGTTGAACTGGGGCTTCCCGGAAAACACTTCGGACACGCTGAAGACAGAGATTCAGTACACGCCAAATTCCGACCAGTCAAACCCGCTGCTGCTGTCTGATGTACCATATCCGCAAGCCATTTACACACAACTGGGGCTGAAAGCTGGTCAGATTTTCTGGTACCGCGCGCAGCTGGTGGATAAGACTGGTAACGAGTCAGGTTACACGGACTGGGTCAGAGGCATGGCGAACGATAATGCCGATGATTATCTCGGCGATATTGCTGATGACTTCCTGAATTCTGCCGATGGCGACCGGCTTACCAGCGATATTGAAACCAACATTGATGCAATTCTGCAAAATGCTTTAAACCTCAACGCGACCGTGGATCACCAGTTCGCTCAGAACGGTGAGGTGCGGGCTGATATTTTGACGGTAAAAACGACTATCGCCGATGTTGATCAGGCGATGGCTGATTTGAAAACTCAGGTACAGGCTCAGATTGGGGACGTGACGGCTGCGCTCGAGGATAAACTGACGGCCGTCGTGGATGCTGATGGTGCTTCTGCAATTTATACGCTGAAGACAGGCGTGCGGATTGGCGGCGTAATGTATAACGCAGGCATGTCCATTGCTGTGCTGGCGCAATCCGGCCAGCCGCCGGTCACTCGGGTTGGTTTTAACGCGAATCAGTTTGTGCTGATGTCAGGTTCTGGCGATACGCAATATTCACCGTTTGCCGTAATTAATGGGCAGGTGTTTATCAGTAGCGCCTTTATTTCTGACGGCACGATTACCAACGCTAAAATCGGCGATTTTATTCAATCGAATAACTACGTGGCAAATACGGCTGGTTGGCAGTTGAATAAGTCGGGAACTTTTTACATTAACGGTTCTTCGGGTACTGGCAGAATGGTGATAACCAATACGCTGATTCAGATTTTTGATGCAAACAATGTGCTCCGTGTTCGTATGGGCCTCTGGTAAGGAGTGATTTATGGCACAGGGCGTACAGTGTTGGGATGCTGCCGGTAATTTAGTCGCTGATATTGGTGATTATAATTGCCGGTTGTTAGGCTCAGTAAATATTACATCCCCCACAGCAGCAAACCCAGTTATCACTACGGCTGTTTCAGGAATGACGGGGGCAGGAAGCTTTGCTGTTATTGTCGCGACATCAAATGCGGCATATGGGGCAAACCTTTATGCGTGCAGGGCTATCGATGGGGGATTCAATACTTATTTACTCACAACCTCATTATCTGTTGCAGTCACACTCACTGTTTATTTGTACGGGTTTATATGAGCGGATTCCAAACGTATAACACTGCTGGCGCTTTAGTAGTGAGCTCTGATTACACCGGAACATATCTTCGTGACAGCAAGGTTTACGCTGCTATTACCGATGCGGGATTTTACAACATCAGCACGCCGATCGGGAATGGGACCGATATGGGTTACGTCAGCGCACCATATCCGGCAGACGGCAACCTGCTGTGGTTTAAGTTTAATAATGGCGCAAAAATGATGTTCAATGGCGGCCAGCCATATGGCACGGCTAATGCAGGTACTATGGCGCGCACTGGCGTGGATGTTGCCACGACCAGTGGCTATCTTGATGTGTTTAACGCAGCAGGCGCGCTGGTCTGGTCTGCTGTTACGGCGGCAAAGATACCGAGGATACTCGGATTTTTTGATATACCGACAGGCTATGATCTGGATAACTCGGTGTACTCTCAGAATATCGGAACCGGGACTTATCTTCTCGCAAGCGCCGCCCCTTCTAATCTTGGTGGCGACGGCGGTACCTCTGGATATTCAGGGCTTATGTTTTCATTTTCAGGTGGAGTGCTCAACGCGTTCTGGCCCCGGCAAAATCAAAGGACATGGGCCGCCACCATGAAGAATTATGGGATGAGGATCCCATACGCCATAATTCCCAACCTTTAATAAATAATTATTGTCGAAAAGATCGCTTTTACGATTTGAATTATTTTTCTGGTGGGTTTTATATATGGGAAAAAGGAAACCCCATGAAAGCCATACTCGTTATTTTATTCGTGTTGATCGTCTCTGGATGCAGTACAGGACCAAATAAAGTTACGTACCCGTTACGCGCTGGTGAATTGCGTGTTTCTGGAACGGTGAGTGTTCTTTATGACATTAATGAAGAAGGCAGGACTGCAAATATCAGAATTTTAAATGCTGAACCAAAGAACTATTTTGAAAAATCAATAAAGCAAGATATATCAAAGTGGCATTTTCCTAAAAAAGAACCTCGAAAAGATAATCGATTAGATGTCGAATATCGTTTGGAATAAACAACACAATGCACAGAAACCCGCTCCGGCGGGTTTTTTTATGCCCGGAGAAAAGCATGTCAGCAGGCACAATCGCATTAAGTAACAATTCCGACGCGGTAGTCGGAACCGGAACAGCATTCACTACCGATTTGAAAGTGGGTGATTTCGTTGTGGTTATTGTAGGCGGAGTGACTTACACGTTGGGTGTCAAAGCAATACCCTCGGCCACAGCGTTAACTCTGGTCACTGCTTATGGTGGGCCGACCGCAACCGGAAATGCATGGACAGCAGTACCAAATGCAACGCTGGTGGGTATTACAGCGCAGGTTGCCGCTGATGTGGCAAAAGCCATTCGCGGGTTAAATCTTGATAAAGCCAACTGGCAGCAGGTATTCAGCGGAACGGGGACAATCACAGTAACCCTACCAGATGGTTCGACATACACCGGCCCATCATGGTCAAGCCTCAGCACTTCGTTGTCAGGAAAGGCGGATACGACGACTGTAAACGCTAAAGCGGCAAAAGGAGCGAATAGCGATATTACTTCTTTAACCGGGCTCACTACCGCGCTGTCGATTGCACAGGGCGGTACAGGCGCAATTACTGCGTCCGCCGCTCGCGCAGCGCTGGGGGTTACTCCGGCAAATATCGGGGCATTACCGATTGCAGGCGGAACCATGACGGCGGGAATTAACAGCTCATCTACTGGACCTGGAATCCTTAAAACCGCGAGTGCGGCAACGTCAGGTGGGATTAACTATCTTGGTCAGGCGACCTTTAACAGCAATCAGTACATGACGATTGACGGCACGCTGACATCGAACAACATGCTGTCCCGCATCGTTGTTTGGAACACGTCCGCGCATGTATTCGGCTTTTACGATAATGGAAACGGCACGTGTGATGGCAGTTGGGTTGGCGGTTCAGATGAGCGATTTAAGGGGAACATTGCCGACTTTACTGATGGTCTTGTTGCCACTTTGAGTTGTCGCCATGTGACGTATGACAAGCAGGATGGTGGTAGGGAAATTGGCGTTATTGCTCAGGATGTTGAGAGGTTCGCGGATTGTGCTGTGATTAACGTGGGCAAGAAAGAATTCGGTAACGGTAGAGTCATCGAGGATTTTAAGGGCCTGAACACAGCTGGTTTCGCAGCGGCCGCACACGGTAATGCCATCACAAGTCTCTTCGAATTATTGGATTTGGCATTGAATGATCCTGATGCTGCACGTTCTAAAATTGCAGAATACAAAGCTGCTGTTGTCCTTCCAGTGCCACTTACAGACGATCAGAAAATTTTCGGCGGTAAAACTCTCGATGAAATGCCAGCTGATACTGATTTTACCGATACCGATCTACCAGCTGAAGATGAAGAACAAGTCTCATAACTTTCACTTGTGAAATAGCCCGTGTTAATTACGGGCTTTATCTTTGCCTAAATAGCGTCCTTTCGTGCAGAGTGCTTACAGTGTAAGATGCGCGCATGATTATGTGGGTAGTTTTGGTTTTGAGTCCATCACTGTGTCCACCAAGAAAAATACAGCAACACAAATTAGAGAAAAAGCTTTATAAATGAAGA